AATTTGCAAGAGATAACAATTTATCAGATACACATGTAGGAAATTGTATTCATGGAAAATATCAAACCCATAAAGAGTGGTCATTTAAAATAAAGGAAGATTGAAAAAGGAGAATAAAATATGACAACAGAAAATTTATTTGAATCAGCAACACGTAGTAAAATGAGATTTCCATTTAAGGGAATGATCTCAGTTGAAGATTTGTGGGATTTATCTCTCACAAATCTGGACTCAGTGTTTAAGACACTCAATGCAGAAGCAAAGAAGTTTGAGGAAGAAAGTCTTCTGAATACCAAGTCAAAGGAAGATGAGGAGATTTCTAATAAGATTGAAATTGTCAAGTATATTGTTAGTGTGAAGCTGGATGAGAAGAAGAAGAGAGAAGACGCTAAGAAAAATGCTGAGATGAGACAGAGATTGCTTGAAATCAAGGCTAAGAGACAGGATGCAGCACTTGAGAACATGTCTGATGAGGATCTGGATAAGGCACTTGCCGAGTTAAGCGAGTAATTGTTACAAATATACCATATATAGTATTGAAAATAAATAATATATACTATATATGGTATATATTTTACATTAGAATGAAACGCACATTTCTTTGGAAAATTTGGAGGTTAAGACAATGACAATTGAACAAATTAAGAATAAATTAAAATCAAAAGAGTATGACTTCCTGAGAACAGATAAGAATTTGGGTAACAATATCATTATCTTAACTCTTGGTGGAAGTCACGCATATGGAACAAATAATGAGGGTAGTGATTTAGATATTCGTGGTTGTGCTTTAAATAGCAAGATGCAAATTCTTACAAACGAGAATTTTGAGCAGTTTGTAAATAATGAAACAGATACAACTATTTATGCATTTAATAAGTTAGTTGCTTTATTAAGCAATACAAACCCTAATACAATTGAGATGTTGGGTAACAAGCCAGAACATTGTAAGTGTAAAATGGAATATCATTCTGATTTCTTGTTTAACACTAAAGATGCTATTCCAAAGTGTGAATGTGGTGGGCTGATTAGACCTGATGTGACTTTATACGGAGAGAATCTTCCTAATGAAGCTGTAAATGGAGCAATCAGAGCTATTCGAGATGCTGAAATGTTGATTATTGGTGGCACTTCATTAAAAGTTTATCCAGCAGCTCATTATATTTCATATTTTAGTGGTAGACATTTGGTTGTTATCAATAAAGAGAAAATTCAAGTGTTGTTATACGGTGATACTGATTTAATGATTGTTGATTCATTGGGCAATGTGTTTAATGAGATTGATAAATGGATGTGAGGTGAGAATATGAAAATTATTGTAGATAAAATGCCAAATGAACCAAAAGAATGTATCTTTTCTGAATGTACAAATCAGTTGCGTGGTAATTATACGTGTAATTTATATCAAGGAAGAGGATGTGAGCCTAATAGATGTGATTTTTTAAAGCCAATTGCAGATTATCATGCGGTTGAACATATGGGTGATAGCATAACGAGAATGATACCCATAGAGTGAGGTGAAATAGATGGGAAAAATTATTGAAGAGTATACAAGTGAATATGATGTTGGTGATGTAGTAATTTTTAAGACAAAAGATTATTTGTTATTGGGAATTATAGAAGGATATTATATTGATCATAGTTGTGATAATTCTTTTTGGTATGATATTAGAACCAATAAAACAAATGTTTATACATATTCTAATAAAGGAGATATTGCAGAGTGGGATATTATTGGGAAAATTGAAGGAGGTTTAAAGGATGAGTGCTTTGCTGAGATAACCAAATTGTAATATCAACTTTTCTATTCAAAGGCTGATTAGCCAAATTTTCCTGAGAAGAAAGGTGAAATGAATGTTTTTAAAAACTATTTTGTTATTAGCTATATTATTCTGTCATATTGTAGACGATTATTATCTACAAGGCTGGTTAGCATCAGCAAAACAAAAGTCATGGTGGGAGAAAAATGCACCTGATAATTTATATAAAAACGATTATATTATGGCATTATGTGAACATGCCTTTAGTTGGACTTTTATGATTATGTTAGTTCCAACAATTTATACATATTTTAATCAATGCGATTTAGCATTTAAACTGTATATCTTCGTATTCTGTTTCAACTGGGCGATCCATTGCATTGTAGATGATTGCAAAGCCAATAAGAAGAATATAAATCTTGTTCAAGATCAGTTAATTCATATTCTTCAAATTGTTATAACATGGATTATGTTGATAGCAATTCGATAGAGAATAATCATATATAGAAATTTCTATCTTGGCGATTCAGCCAAATTTTTCAATTAAAAGTAACAAGAAATATTTTTTTATTTGATTAGGCAGACGTGTCTATTTTCGAGTGATTTTACAACAAAATAATATTAAAAAGAAAGGATTTAACAGTAATTCTAGGTAATTATGGTTACGTAACCTCTGTAAAATAATGTATTTTGACAGAGAATAATGAAAAAAATAATTCTCAAGGGCTACGAGTGTTAAGTTTATGTGGTGGCGTTGAAACAGGATTGTATGCGTTACAGCAGCTCGGAATACCTATAAGAGAATATCATACATATGAAATTTTGCCAGAAGCCATAGCAGTTTCTCAGTACCATTTTCCGTTTGTGGTACATCATGGCGATTTATATGAAGCGGATTTTGAACAGTTCAAAGGATTTGATTTACTGTTGGCAGGAACTTGTTGCCAGTCACTCTCAAGAGTGCGAATTGAAAGTAAAGAGGTCAATAATGGTCTTGACGGTAAGTCAGGAATTTTCTTTAAAGCAATTGAGTGTCTTAGGGCAATTCAGCCCAAATATTTCATGTTTGAAAATGTAATACCAAGTAGTGACGAAGATCTGAAGACAATGACAGAATGTATTGGTGTTGAACCTATTTTGATTGATTCAGGAAGATTTTCTGCGCAGAGTCGTGAAAGATATTATTGGACAAACATACCATTAGGTAAATTACCTGATGAATCTCCATTAGTTTTGAAGGATATTATGGAGAATGGTGTAGATGAGAAATATTTCTATAAGAAAGATTTTGAAATCTTGGATATGAGTAAACGTGTATGTGCAGAGTTAAAAGTTAATTCTATGGAAATGAATAGAAGAATTTATAATCCAGATTTTAAGTGCTGCACATTGACTTGTATCAATGGTGGATATCACGAAAAGAAAGTATTAGATAGTGGTAGACCACGAAAACTTACAGAAGTTGAATATGAAAGATTACAGGGATTGACTGATAATTTTACAAAAATTCAGCTTAACAATCGTTGGTTATCATACTCAAAAAGATGTAGTTTGATGGGCAATGGATGGAACGAACCTACTGTTGAATGGATTTTGAGTGGGTTAAGAGAATAACAGAATATGAAGTTCCCAGGAAAGCGGAATTTCTTGTTGGTTTTCAGAGAATAAATATATACAAAAACAAAGAAATGAGGATTAAATATATGAGTAAAGCTATTTTAGTGTTAGATATACCAAATAGTTGTGATAAATGTCCATTATGCTTCGATAGCTACGGGCAATGTGATCTTTGTGCTGCAACAGGTAAATTAGATAAATGCGGAGATATGATTTATGAAGAAGTAATAAAAAATGGTAATAAGCCAAATTGGTGTCCATTAAAAGAATTGCCAGATGAGACACATAATGATGAATATATGGATGAATATTGTGATGGCTATGATGATGGTTGGAACTCATTAAGAAAGAAAATTTTGGGTGAAGATGAGGAGGATAAGTAAATGACATATATAAAAGAATATTGGCAGAATAAAGAACAAAGAGCGACAATTGCTCGTGAACACACAAAAGAAATGCGAAACAAATATGGTCGTTGTATTCAGACTGCTATTTCTGCAACAAAAATTTATGATACAGATTCATTTAATAGGGATTTTGAAGAGGATATCGAAGATAAAGATACCAAGATTATTGTAGAGAATATTGATAGCGTAGGTGCTGTAATGAAATACGGCAATCCAAGTACAGCAGTTCTTAATTTTTCTTCATATAAAAATCCAGGTGGAATGTTTCTAAATGGTAGTAAAGCACAGGAAGAGTGCTTATGCCACGAATCATTCTTGTACAATGTGTTGAGTCAGTTTGTATTAAAGTTTTATGATTGGAATAATCGACACAAGAATAAGGCTTTATATTTGAACAGAGGATTATTTTCTCCTGGTGTTTGGTTCTTTAGAGAGAATAACCATGTAGAGTGTAGTGTTATTACTTGTGCTGCTCCAAATAAGTCGGCTGCTCAGAAATATCAGAATGTGTCAGACGAAGAAAATACTAAAGTATTAAGAAGTCGAATTAAGTTTGTTCTTGATATGGCGAAGGATAATAACGTAAACACTCTTATCTTAGGAGCATACGGATGTGGAGTGTTTGGACAAGATGGGACAGAAGTAGCGAATATATTTAAGGAATATCTGACAACTACTTATAAGTGCTTTGACACTGTGATATTTGCAGTTCCAAGTGGTAGAGATGGCAACTATGAAAAGTTTGCAAAAGTTTTTGAGTAGTACAAGAAACATAGATTTCTTTTGGAGGTTTAAATGGGATTAATTGAAAAATATGAAAAAAGAAAACTAAGATATGAGAAGCAACTTTCTCAAATGTCAGATGATAGTGAACTATCAGAGTATGGATTTTGGGATAAAGGGTATCTGCGTGGGAAAATTGCAATATGTGATGACATTATAGACGATTTGAATAATATCTTAATTAAGTACAATAAAAAGCAATAGTGTCAAATTTAAAGGAGAATAATATGGCAGGATTTGTCTCAAAACAACCAAATGGATTATATTGTAGATTTTCGACCGTTACGGATTGCCCTACAGCATGGAATATGACACGAGAAGATTATATCAATATGAAAATGCAGGAAGCAAAAGAAGACGCTGAGAATGTGTTGGATAATTATTTAAAGCCGTTTGATATGGTGCTAGATATGTATTATCCAAACAATATGACAAAAGAGAAATTTAATGAGTTCCTTGAAGAAACTGGGTATGGTAAAGGAGAATAAAATCATATGAAGAAGAAAATTTTAGCAGTTGTATTAGGATTAACATTATGTTTTGGAATAACTGGATGTGCGTCAAGTGATGATTTGGTAGCCTCTAATATTCCAAATGAACAACAATCTAAATGTGAACATGAATACAAAGAAATTGATTGGTGTGCTCAGTCATATTCGGATGGTAGTGATGTTGGTTATGATATTTATTGCCCTAAATGTGAATATGAAACAAATGTTAGTTATAAAGAGTGGAATAAAATTCAAGCAGATATGGAATACAAGAAGAAAAATAAAGCACAGTAAACCGAAGATTTTTTTGGTGTTAGGAGGTGGCAGATGGGTAAAAATTATGGATTAGAGTTGTATAAATTACTAATGAACACAGAAGAAGATGACATTGATATTTCATATGTAGAGGAATTCGGATGGGTTAATAATACAGAATTTTGTGTTTGGATTAATCTTATTTGGTTTGATGAATTTGTTAAACGACTGAGAGATATTTTTGGCTATTCATTATTTGATGAAGGTGGAATTGAAGCAAGAATTGGTAGTGATTATGTTTGTATTAATTTAGAAGAAGTTATTTCTGGATATGGTGTTGATCTTAAAGAAGTATTTCCAAGAAGTAAATACACGCATTAAGAGGATAATACATTGAAAGAAATCTTTCATTTGAAGTTAGCGAGGTGAAAACTTGAGAGTAGAACTAAGAGAATATATTCCACCAGAATCAGTCGATGAAAATATCATAAAAGCTATTAATACTGTAAAAGAATATTGTAAAACTCATGCAGAATATGAAGACTGTAGAATATGTGTATTGGGTGATGGTATTCATAATTGTGGATGTAGTAGCCCTTATTTATGGGATATAAGAAAGGAATAAGCGTATGAAGATTTTATCATTAAATAATGAACATGTTAAAAAAGATACAGAAGTTTTAGGTTATGGATGTGTTTGCCATAATTGTGGTACTGTCTTTATTTTTGCTGATAAAGATATTAGTAGACCACGAACACCTTATCCAGATCCAAAAGATTGTGTGTTTATATGTCCTAATACAACTTGTAATCAAGTGTTAGCAATGGATAATCCATGCATTCATACTTTTAAAAGCAGTGATGAAAAATATGAATTTGAACACAGGTATGACGAGTAGGAGAACGAATAAATGGCTGATAAATTAATAAATAAACAGTTGGTAGACATTGACGAATTATTGCAGTTTCTATCAGATAATGGATTTGATATTGATGATGGAGTTTGGAACAAACATGAAATGTCTTTAAGAGAGGTATTTGACGAGTACAAGAAGAATACTATTCCAGATGTAGAAATTGGACAGACTGTATGGGTTATTAGTAAGGATTATCATGATATATATTCAATCAAAGAATGTCATGTACATAAGAAACAGATTAGAGCAAGATATACGTTTTCTGTAAGAGGTAGACATTATTATTGTGGAACTTTTACGAAAAACAGTATTGGCAAAACTGTATTCTTTTCAAAAGAAGCTGCCATTGAGTCACTGAATGACAAAGAATATAAGTTGGAAGAGTGGGTGTAAATATGAGTTTTAATGTAGATTTTAGTTCGATTAGGACTGTCAGAATACATAAACAACAATTTGATGCAATAGACAACAAAGCAAATGTTGTAATGTTGACTTGTATTGAAGATGGTAGAGTTATTCCCTTTAACAGAGCAGATAACGAAAAGGATAAAATTGAGCGTCTTGAGAGGAATCGAAAGTGAAGCAAAGAAACTCGCATTTCGTCACTTGGAAAGGAGAATAATACTATGAGTTTAACACATAGAGAAGAAGTAAATCTTTACGAAGCAATTCAGAAATCATTTCCTAAAATCCTCATTAAAGATTTAGCAGAACACGAAAGAATTTGCCCTGTCTGTAATGGTCTTGGAATGAGAATTGAAGACAATGTTTATGGTATTAAGGGTGATGATTCTGAAGCTGGCAGAAAATATCATTTCCCATATAAGCATCAAGCACTTTCATTCTGTCGGAGCTGTTTCAATGGTGTACAGAGATTATGTCCTTATTGTGGACAACCATATAAGAATCAGTCATATATGCATTGCGACTGCGAAGGACAGAAGAAAGCTGATGAAGAAGAGAAAATAAAGAAATGGAACGAAAAGGTTTCTAAAGCAGTTCCAGTTGAAGAAAAAGATGTGGACACAATGCTTTATTGTGAGGAATTTGATGAGTATTACGATACTGTTGATGATTTCTTTGATGATTATTTTGGGCGTTATACAGATGAAAAATTTAATGATGACGGCAGACCTGAGATATTATGGGTGTGTAGTGTAGAGAAGATTCATATTGAGGCTGATAATGTAGTCGATAATGCTTGCCAAGAATTACATGAAGATGCTTATGAACAGTGTGATATTGGTGGTCTGCAAAATTTGTTAGATACCTGGTGTAAAGATCAGACAGGAGCGACTACATATTATCCTTGTTTTAAGCAGTATGTTTTGATTAATTGGGATGAGTTTGAAGGAGAATGATTGTATGAGTGATAGAGTTTATGGCAATTTCCCATACAAAGGATTAGCAAGAGATGTGATTTTTGAACTTAGTAAGTCGCATGATCCAGATATTATAGACAAGTTTACAAAAGAACTCAGAAGGTTAAGTAAACATAAGGATTATATGGATATTATGTGGAAACCAAATAAAGATGAAAAATGACAAGAATCCTGTCTTTCATTGCTTTATAACAGAGAATAATTAAAGGAGGAAACTAATTGAGAAGTAGTATTTTTATTCCAAAAACGATTAATGTTGGTTATCAGAATCGTTCGGGAACATATACAGGAAAGCTTGCTTATGTAATCTACTATGATGAGAAAGGTAAGCTGCGAAAAGAGACTTCATGGAATGGTTGGCGAGATAAGAATATTCCAAATGATGAATATGATAATGTTCCAACAGAAGGATTTGTACTAAATAAGAAAGCTGGCGATTACTCTACAGGATGGGATCACAGACATGCTTATTGTAGAGTATATGATCCAAGAGGATTTGAGTTTGAAATTACTATTGAGAATTTGTTATACATTCTCGAAAATGCGAATTGTATCAAGGGTAAGGGACTTGAAGGAGAATTTATATATGGATGGGATGGTAAGGATTTAGTTCTTATGCCAGTTGAGTCACCTGATTATAAACAGATTGCAGCTTATAATAAGATTGTACATAATAATGAATCCATTAAGACAAGAGACTTGATTCTTGGTGCTACATATCTTACAAAAGATAATGAGAACTGGATTTATATAGGACGTTTTGAAACATATGGGCATGGTTATGAGTTTATACAGGGTGGTAAAATTGTAAGAATAAAATCTTATAAAGATATTCCAACTGAACCAACTCGTTTTGGATATACAAAAATTTCTTATAAAGGAATTAACAACCTTCCATATGGTAAAATGCATTGGTTTGCAAGATTAAGCGATGGAAAGTATGAATTTGAGCAATTCAAAAGTGTTCCTAAAAACAAACTTATTAGTTGTATCGATAATAAATGCACATCTAAATATTCTGAAATTTATGATTCAATGGAATCATCTTATCAATTTTCCCCTATAGACAATAGCAAGGATAAAATTGTAAACATCTCATTTGAAGATTTTTATGAAAAAGCAATTAATACATATGTCGATGATGATATAACAAGAAAATATGTCGATGTTCGTTTTATGGTAAACGACAATGGAGAATATATTAAATATGAAATGACAACGCCATATAGATCAGAAGATAACGGCAAATATACTGTTTATAAATATAGTGCCAAGAATATCTATCATGGAGATAAGGAAGCAATTGATATTTTCCCGACAGAAGAAAGAGAAGTGGAAGTACGTTATGGTCAAAAAGAAATTCAGACGCATATGATTCCAGTTTCTATTGAAACGGTTTTTGAAAAGTTAAAACCAGTATGTAAGCAGAAATATTTAGCAAATGGTAGAGAATATGAAAAGGAGTACGAGTTTAATGAGTAAAAACGATGACAGAATTTTAGAATTAAAGAAACAGATTGAGACAAAGAAGAAAACTATCTC